CCTTTATGAATTTAAATACAGATGATGGGTTGCTTGATAGACTAGAGTATGACATAGGATATGTCGGAGGTAAAGGAACAAGGTCAGTATATAGACCGAACTAGAAAGGAGGAACAATGAAACTAATGAGTATAGATATAGGTATGTATGGTGGACATGCTACACATTTAAAACTATATGTACAAAAAGATAATGAAGAAAACTATACAGAATATAGAGCAGACTTGGGTCTTGCTTTATCTTTCTTAAAGAATAGATTATCTCTTCACGATTGGAGTAAGATTAAACCTAAAATTAAATGGGGATATCCAAGATTAGAGATAAAAGAACTTAATGATTTATTGGAGCATAGAGTATGAGTATATTAGATACAACAAAATTTGTTGAGAGGTTAAGACAAACTTTAAAAGATGTTAAGTCTTTGGGTGTAGGTATGAAAAGCCCGAGTGAAAAGTTTGATTATCTTTTCAATAGATGTACCGATATTGTAAGAGATTATGATGTCGATTTAAACAACAGACTAGAGGAGTTCTGGAGTGATGAAAAAAAAGAAAACAAAAAAGAAAATAGTTAGTGGGTACTATTTTGATGGGAAGAAGTTAAAGATATTATATGAGAGGAGCAAAAGAATATGGGAGATATAATAAAACTTAAACCGAAACCAAGAAAGCCACGACCTATGAAGTATTGGTTGTGTGAATTCTTTAAGAGATTTTGTGATGATGAGAATACATATCATTATATTTTTTCTGATAAGAATATAAGAGACATGAAATATAAAGGGGAAGGTGATGACCATTTAATTTTATCACAATTCTTTTTAGATAAAATAAAACCTAGTGACAGAGAGGGTGGAAGTTATTGGTTGCGTGGTGAAAGTTTGGTTAGGTTTGATGGTATGGAAGAAGTTAAACCAGAAGAGTTTGACATCTTAAGAAAAGCAAGAGTGTATGTGAATGGAACTAAACTTCCATTTGATTATAAATAGAAAGGAGTATGAATGGAAAAGTATAGAGTTACAATACCAGAACAAGAACTAATTGTTGAAGCTGAAGATGAGAGTGAAGCTGAAAGTGAAGCACTTGGTTTATGGGACTGGGGCAATGTAGATATGGAAGTAGAAAAAATATAGAAAGGAGGATAGATGAGTGAAGATAAGAGACCAAAGATAACTATTGTTTGGGGTACAGATAGAGAGAGAGCAAAGACATATATCTTTGAAGATGAAAAACAAAAGGCATTCTTTATGAAGGGTGTAGATGAAGCGGTTGGTTGGTTAGAATATAATGAAGTTGAACAAGGACACGAAACAATTATAATAGAACAAACAAGTGAACCAAAGAATAGACTGGAGCAGATGGCACAACTCGGTGATAATGTTGTAGCACCAGAATAATTATGAGATTAATAATTATAATTTTATTCTGTATAGGTTTGGTTAATTGTAGTAAGGGAGATTTTGACCCAACAATTACTGTAATCAAAGAGGTAATAAAGTCAACAAAATCAAAGACTTACGAGGATAAAAAAGAATAATTATTTTCTTGCAATTAATAAAAAAGTATGGTATAATAGTAGGTGGTTTTTATGTTTAAGAAAATAAAAAAAGCAATAGTAAAATTACGAATGCTCTATGCTGATATAAGAGGACATCATGGTAAGCGGTGGAACTATGAACCTAGTGAATGGTATATGGGCAAACATAATAAAAAGAAAAAATAAAAAAGGAGGAAATAATGAGTGTACATATAGATAGTTATAAAATATTTTCTTACAATACGACTTGGAAGAATGGTAAGGAAAGTAAAGACACAGAAATAAAACATATGTTAACATCAAAGGAATGTATTCAAGGTAAAAAGTTTTTACAATTACTTGAAGAGTTAGAGGATGCTTGGCATGGAGATTATGGTGGACATAACTTAAATATTGAAGTAACATTTGAACCAGTAAAAAGATAATGATTAAAAGTTTATGTGCTACATTACTGTTGTTATGTAATACAACATTTAATTTTCAAGAGGGATTTACTTATAATAATAATAAAGAATTTATTCAAGGTGTAAAGAATTGTGCAGTATCTTATAATTCTTATTCACCTAATCAATTAAGAATACCTATTGAAATAGTTGTAGGTCAAGCAGTATTAGAGAGTGACTGGGGTAACTCAAGGTTTGCAGTTGAGGGAAATAATTTATATGGAATAAGAACATATGATTTAACTGAACCACATCTTAAACCTTTAAGAAATAAAGACGCAAGGTTTGGATTAAAAGTTTATAATACTAAATGTTTATCTGTTGTAGATTATATTGAAACATTACAGACACATCATAGTTATATAAATTTTAGAGAAGCACTAATAAAAATGTGGGCGGTAGATGAATATGATATATTCTTATTGACTGAACTACTATATAATTATTCTGAAGATGAATACTACGCAGTTAAATTAAGAGACGCAATCAATTACATAAACGAAAGGAACTATTTGTATGGCGGGGAATAAAAAGTTTGACATTGATTTAAAGTATGGGCAAATTAGAGAGAATAAAGTTAGAGAAATGTTTTCTAAATGTCAGATTGAAGTCAAGTCAGAGAGAAGTTGGTGGAGAAAGACTGGCAACATAGCTATAGAGTATGAGTATAGAGGTAAGCCAAGTGGTATCTACGCAACAACATCTGATTATTGGTTTCATAGACTAGAGGGTGACAGGGATGAGTTTTGTACACTTGTATTTAAAACATCTATATTAAGGGGAATTGTAGATAAGTATAAAGATAAGTTGACAAAAAATGTTGGGGATAACAAAGCGAGTAAGTGTGTACTTATTCCAATCAAAGACATATTTAACAAGGAGTTTTATGGAAATGTTTGATGATATAGAAAAAATAAAAAAAGAGATACAAGAACACGAAGGGTTTAGAGATACTATATATAGTGACTCTCTCGGGTTTGACACAATAGGTTGGGGTCATTTAATAAAAGACACCGACAATTTTGAAAAAGGAAAAGCATATAGTAAAGAGGAGTTGCAAGAAGTTTTTGATGAAGACTTTCAACTTGCGTGGGATAACGCAAATAGTTTAATCAAAGAACGATTGACTAACACAGACTTTCAACTACTAGATATAGATAGAAAGATGAAAGTAATATCTATATTTTGTAATATGTGTTTTCAATTAGGCAAGGCAGGTGTCGGTAAGTTCAGAAAGATGTTTGAGAATATTGCTAAACTAAATTTTAAAGGGGCGAGTTTAGAAATGTTGGACAGCAGATGGGCAAAGCAGACACCTAGTCGTGCTAAATATTTAAGTGACAAGATGTCGCAGGTATAAAAATAATTTTATATCTGCCATAATTATGCCACATTTGTATGGTATAATTCTATCTAAATTAAATATTTTAAATAACTATGTTAAAGATTATTAATAGTTATTATTATTATATTAATAATAAACTTAATAGAGTTAAGACATGGTGTTTAATTAAAAAAAATTATAAATAACACTTGCATTTTGTTTGGAAGTGTGATATAATACAAACTTCAATAAAAAATAGGAGGTTATATATGCCAACAGTTGAAGGAAAAGCATATTGGGCTAGTGTTACTAGACCTAATACAACATTCGACCCTGTATATCAGATTGATTTAGCAGTTGATGAACAAACTGCGAAGTCTTTTAAAGATAGCGGTGTCGCTGTTAAGACTGACGATAGAGGGAATATCGTTAAGTTTAAAAGAAAAGTCGCTAGAGCAGATGGGACTAAAAACCCAATGCCAAGACTAGTGGACTCTGCAAAAAATCCTATTGATGTACTAGTAGGTAATGGTTCGAAGGTTAAAGTTTTATACAAACCTTTTGACTGGAAATTTGCAGGTAAATCTGGTACAAGCTTGGACTTACAAGCAGTTCAAGTAATCGACCTCGTACCCTATGGTGAAGACTTTGATGTCTCGGATGGTGGTTATGTTGCCGAAGGTAACAACGAGGAATTTTAAATAACTAATGGAACAGGGGGCGAGAATGAATGATGATAAACCAAAGTTTATTAAAACTCATGTCCCCTGTACCAACTGTGGAAGTAGTGATGCAAGAAGTATTAATGAAGATGGAAGTAGTTATTGCTTTTCTTGTGCAACATTCTTTCCAGAAGATACAGGGACAAATATAAACTATGAAAGGGGCGACATGCAAGTAGCAGAAGATTTTCAAAATGAACAAAAATTAACAGACCTTAATTATCATACAGGTAGTATTAGTTCTATAACTGATAGAGGAATTAATAGTGAGACTTGTAAGAAGTATGGAGTTAAAGTTACCTATAATGGTAATGGTTTAATACAAAAACATATCTATCCATACTATGATGAGACAGGTCAGATGATAGCAACAAAAACTAGATATGTTAAGACAAAAGATTTTTCAATTATAGGTTCGACATCCAATTCTGGATTGTTCGGTCAGCAATTATTTAATGGTGGTAAGTATGTAACCATAACCGAGGGCGAAGTTGATGCAATGAGTGTGTATCAAATGCTCGGTTCAAAATATCCAAGTGTCTCTATTAAAAATGGAGTTGCTTCAGCATTAAAAGATATTAAAAGAAGTTATACTTGGTTAGATAAGTTTGATAATATTGTACTTAACTTTGATAATGATGAT